GTACTCTACCAGTTGTTAGAGTTAATAGAGGATCTTTGGGTATAGCAGCAACTTCTCACGCTGACACAACCGCTACAAGGGTTCATAGAGGATCCTTCAATATAGTTGATAGTACTGTATGGTTCTTAGACCCACCAAAAGGAAATACTAGAGAAAGAAGGAATGATACAAACTTACCATATGTAAGAGCAGAATTTAGTGGTAGAACCTTCTTAAGAAGCAACTATGATACTAATATGGTGTTTGATGATGTTTCAGATACATTTACTGGAATTGGTAAGACCTACACGATGACTGTTGGTGGTGCTAATACAGAAACTGGTGTTGCTGTTGGAAATGGCATTCTATTCATTAACGGTGTATTCCAAACTCCTCTTACATTAAACAACGCAGGTAATAACTATGAGATAAAAGCAGATTCTACTGCTGGTATTTCTAGCGTTATCTTTACTGGAATATCTTCAGAGAATGGTACTCCTATGCAATCTGATTTTGATATTAATCAGAATCAACTACCAAGAGGTGGACTGATTGTTTCTATGGGTTCTACTCCAGGTATTGGATATGCCCCACTTGTCGGTGCTAAAGTTAAGCCTAATCTAAAGAATAACAGTAATCTATTTGCTGCTGGTTCTATCGATAAGATTACTGGAATAGGTGCATCATCTAAGTATGAGATTGGTATCCAGACTGCTGCTTATGATAATACTACTGGAATCATAACAGTTACAACAAGTTCTGTTCATGGATATGCATTACAGTATCCAACTACAGTTCACTTAAAGCATTTGGAATTTAGATGCCCAACTAGTTCTCTTGGACAGATAGACACAGCATCATATAATTCAACAACAGGTGATATGACTGTAACCCTTAACGGTCACGGTCTTTCTAATGGAGATGCAATCAGATTTAAGAAAGATTCAATAACATTCACTTGTGCTGGTGGTGAAGGTTTACATACATTCGTAAGTGGTGTTCCAAACGCTATTACTCCTAATACAGGTGCTACTAAAACTGCTGCAACTGGTACAACTTATAATCCTGCTAGTGGTGAATTGGTATTAGAGATCGGACCTCATACTTTAACTACAAGTAACACTATTGAACTTGCTGACGGTGCTGTTACATTCACTTGTGATATGGATTCTCACGGATCAACTCATCCATACCCTCGTGCTACTGACCCTGCATCTGGTCAAGTTCTTTCGATTATTGGAGTAACTGGAACATCAATTTCAGTTAATGTTGGGCAAGTTACATCAGCAAGTCAGAATAAGACATATCCTCGTGCTACTGACCCTGCTCATGATCAGTACTTATACATCTCTGACGTAACGACAAATACATTTAAGGTAAATGTACTAAGAGGAACACCATCAACCTTTACAGGTGCTCACACGTTCGTTTCAGCAGATGCTGACGCAGTAGAAACAATCGGTGGTGGTGGATACGTTGGCGTTACAACCAACTTCTTCCAAGATCATGAAAGAGGTTTACCTATAGTTGGTATTATATCTGAAAGAACATTTGAAGTTCAAGCAGGTTTAACAACAATTCCACACAACTATCAAGGTGGTGGAAGTGTTTATGAGTGGTATAACGATCTAACATTTGGTTCTGGATATCGTGATCCAGTTGCTATCGGAGCTACTGATATACAGTTTGTACATAAATTTGTTTCTTCAAATACAAATTCAATTACTGCTAATACAGGAACTCAATATACACCTGAGACTGTAGATTATATCTCATCAACTGGAGAACTAATATTAACTCTTGGCAACAATCACGGATTAACTGCTGCATCTCAGCATGATATTAACGGTTTATCATACAATCCAACAACTGGTGCGGTAACAATCACTTCAGGTGTATTGACTAACGGTCACGGATTCTCTGCTAATGATCTTGTAAAGATCGCTGATCATTCAATCACACTTACCTGTGATATGGATAATAATGGTAGCAACCATACTTATCCTAGACCTTCAGATCCAATAAGCGGTAAGTGGATAGAAATATCAAATGTAACTCAATTTACTTTTGATATTAATGTTGGTGCTTCACCAGAAGTAGCATTCACACCAACTTTCGCTGAATATGATCCTACAACAGGATTAATGGAGATAACAGTTGGTCCTCATACATTAAAACCAGGAACTAGCATCAAACTTGATCAAGAATCAATTAAATTTACTTGTGACCTTGATGATAATACTGCTGAAAAGGCATATCCTAGAACTACTGATCCATTCTTCGATACAGCAATCAAGATTGAGTCTGTTACTGATACAACAATCACAATTCAAACTCTAACTACAATACCATCTACACATACTTCAAGACATACCTTTAGTAGTGCAAATGCTAATGCAGTTAAGACTGGTGGTAATTATACACATACATTTGTTGCAAATCTACCTGCAGCAGTAAATGCTATTAAGAAAGCAACAAACACAATTACTATTGCAACAGAATCTCTAAACTTTACTTGTTCTAGAGATAAGCATGTTAGTGTTCACCCTTATCCTCGTGCTACAGATCCTGCTGCAGGACAAACATTAGGATTAGATGATGCCACAAATAATACTATTAGTGTTAATGTTGGATCTGGTGGTGGAGGAGGAACTGGTGCAGAATTTACTGCCAAGGTTGCAACAAATAAGCATAGATTTGTAAATTCTATTGGAACTCATACATTTGTAGGAACTAATAAGTGGGATGCTATTACTGTTGGTACAGTTAAGGAATCTGTTTCTGCTGCCACATACACAGTAACTACTGGAGTATTAGAATTAACAATAGGATCTCATAGTTATACTACTAGTGATACATTAACTATTGCAAAAGGAGCACTTAACTTCACTTGTGATGCTGATGATCATGCAACAGTACACGCTTATCCAAGATCATCCGATCCAGCATATAATACAACATTAGCGATTACTGCTGTAACAGGAACTACTGTAACTGTAAATGTTGGTGTTCCACCTCAGTATCAGGGAGTTACCGTTTCATACGGAACAACAACAGCAAGTAATGCAACTTATGATCCAACAACTGGTGAGTTAATTGTTATAAGTGACAATCATGGCATTAGTGGTGCATCTTTAACAACACCAACAAATGCATCTTATGTTAAGAATACTGGAAATCTAACTCTAACTAAAGCAGGACATGGATTTGCTGTTGGAGATAAGATTTTAATTGAAGATTATGGATTAACATTCACTTGTACAAAGGATAACAATCAAACAGAACACAGATATCCAAGACCAACTGATTATGCAAGTGGAAGGTGGCTTGAAATCTATGCATCAACAACTAACACATTTAAGGTTAATGTAAACCCAAGTCCATCATTATCCCAGTTTACACATACATTTGTACCTGGTAAGACTGTAACTAACTGTATTCAGAAATCAAATGCTGTTGTTGGAATTACAACAGGATCTTTGGTATTCAAATGTGCTCAAGATGCTTATCAAACAAATCATCTATATCCAAGAGTAACTGATCCAGCATATGCAACAGATTTACCTGTAGGTAGAGTAACAATAAACAGTATGAGATTACAAGTAGGTAAATCTCCTTCTGGAACTGGTGGTGCTTTAGAATTTACTATTACTAATCAGGGTGCAAGATATGTTAATCCTGAGGTTTCAACACCAGAACCAATCTATGAGAACATGCCAGTTGTTGGTATTTCTAGATTGGGTGTTGGTAAAACAGAAGATACTGGTAGAAATCTACTAATGAATCTTAATGTTACTCCAGCAACAACTAATGTTGGAACTGCTAGAAGCATGTTTGAGATTTCAGAATTTGATATTGCTAGATCTGGTTACTCATTCTCTGTTGGTGATAAGTTCAAACCAATCGGATTAGTAACTGATAAGAGATTACAGAAACCTTTACAAGAATTCCAACTTGAAGTTGTATCAACATTTAACGATTTCTTTGCTGCTTGGCAGTTTGGTGAGTTAGATTTCATAGATGATATTTCACCTATGCAAACTGGAAACAGAAAGAGATTCCCACTATTCCGTAATGGTCAACTATTAAGTTTTGAAATTGATGAAGAATCACTATTAGGTGAACAAATTGATTTAAATGCAGTTCTAGTGATATTTGTAAATGGTGTTATGCAGACTCCTAATGTTGCATATCAATTTGAGGGTGGAACTACATTTACCTTCACAGAAGCACCATCAGAAAAGGATAAGGTTGACGTATTCTTCTATAAGGGACAAGATGGGGTTGATGTTGAGATAGTTAATATTAATGAAACTATCAAGATTGGTGATGATATTCGCATCTTTAAGAATCCTGCATTTACAAATACTGTAGATCAGGAGAAGGTTAGAATTATTAAGGACATTCTTGGTTCTGATCTTGTAGAAACAACTCTATACAGAGGAAAGGGTATTAATGAGTCTGACTTCAAACCTGTTGATTGGACAAAACAGAAGGAAGATAAGATTATTAAGGGTGAATTGATCTCTAAAGCAAGAGAAATTATTGAACCACAGATCTATCCAACAGCAAAAGTTATTGGTGATGTTAGTCTTACCTCAGGAAACTCTGGTATTGGTGGAATATTTGTTGATGATGCAGAAGCATTCTTCTATGAAGATGATGCTAACCCTGCACTAGAAACTGCTGATAGGTATAACGTTAATATTACTGCAGTAGATGCATTATTAATGTCATCTGATAATTCAGTAGCAGCAGCAATTACCGCAACTGTTTCGGATAAAGGTGATATATCAGGATTCACTATTGTTGAATCTGGTAGTGGATATGTTGGATCTGCAGTTACATTATCAATTGCAGCACCAATTGGAGTTGGTATTGGAACAACAGTTAAGAATGAGTATGCACAAGTTGGAGTTTCTACATTCGCAGAAGCAACTGCTAACATCGTAAATGGTAAAGTTGATTCTATAACAATAGACAATATTGGATTAGGATACACTTATACAAATCCACCACAAGTAATCATCAATAGACCTCGTTATCAAACAGAGGAAATGACTTCATTTGATAATGTTGAGGGTTATACTGGAATTATTACTGGAATCGCTCCAGTAGAAGGTTCTGGTGGTGCAGGAACTAAGGCACTTAAGTTCTTCTTTACATCACATAAATCAAATGCTAATAAGTTAGCAGTTGGATATCCTCTTCTAATTAAAGATACTACAATAGGAGATGGAGTTACTTCTATTGACGGACATGATAACAGCGTAGTTGCTATTGGAACACACTTCCTAGATAACATCTACAAAGTTCATACATTCTCACAACTTAGTGACTTTAGAGCAGAAATTACATGTGATATCTTAAGTACAACTAATACTACTGGTTTCGCTCAAACTGGATTCTATGATATAACCAACGTTGGATTAACAACTTCGTTAGGAACTTTATCTTGGGGTAGAATATATAATGGAACTAGATCAACATCACCAATCTCAATTGGTGTTACTGGATTAACCGTTGACTCTGGATTATCAACTTTCCCAACAATACAGAGAAGGTATTTTGAAGGTTTAAATTCTGAATTTGGACTAAGAAATACTGGTTCTATTAGAATTGTTAGTGGACTATAAAATTATGTCTATAAATAAAGAAAAAAAGTAGCAACTTAATTTATAATCATGCCAGCAATTGTTACTGATCAGTTTAGAATCTTAAACGCAAGCAATTTTGTCGAATCAGTAGAATCAGAAAAAAATTCATATTATGTTTTTATTGGATTGTCAAATCCAACAGGGACACCATCACCTAGCGTTCAAGTTGGGTATGGAAGATCTAGTGATTGGAATAAAACTAATTCAACACCAAAACCTTTAGATAGTTTTTCTAGTACTGCTCATGTGGGCGATACTATGATGTTTGGTAAGAGAATTGCTTCTGCCAACATAAGAAGAATTGTTAGGAGAATAGATTGGACTGCTGGTAAGAGATATGAAATGTATCGTGATGATTATTCAACTGAATCTGGTCAACAGAGTCCCATAAACGATTCTAGTAGACTATATGGTGCAAGTTATTATGTAATGAACTCTGAGTTCAAAGTGTATGTTTGCATTTCAAATGGTTCAAGTGGTGATAATCCAACTGGAAATATCTCTCAGGATGAACCAATGTTCACCGATTTAGAACCTTCTAGAGCAGGTACTAGTGGTGATGGTTATATTTGGAAGTATCTTTATACAGTTTCACCTGCAGATATACTAAAGTTTGACTCTACAGAATATATTACTGTTCCTAATGATTGGGCAACTAGTACAGATGCTCAAATTAAAGCGGTTAGAGAGAATGGAAATTCTACTCTAAACAACAATCAAATCAAACACATTTATATTGCTAATGCTGGCGGTAAATATGCTGATGGATTGGGACAAGAAGTTGATATATTAGGTGATGGTGATGGTGGTAAGGCTAGAATTGATGTAGTAGGTGGTAAAATAACTAATGCTACTGTTAGTTCTGGTGGAAATGGTTATAGTTACGGAGTAGTAGATTTAGGTGGATTGCAAGATTCTGCTCATCCATCAAACCAAAGAGCAAAACTTGTTCCTATTATACCTCCTTCCTTAGGTCATGGATATGACATTTACAAGGAATTGGGTACTGATAGAATTTTGGTATATGCTAGATTCGATGATTCTACAAAAGATTTCCCATCTGATACTAAATTTGCACAGGTAGGAATTGTTAAGAACCCAACTAAAGTGGGAACAGCAGTAACTTACAGCGATTCTACATTCTCATCAACATCAGCATTTATTTTTGAATCTCTTAGTGGATCAGTTGAACCAAAAGTTGGTGAGCGTATAACTCAAGTATTGACAAATGGGCGAATTGCTCAAGGATATGTTGCTTCATATGATGCAGATACCAAAGTCATGAAGTACTTTAGAGATAGATCTCTAAACTATACAAAGGCTACAAATGATCAAACTGATTATGCTGGTATATCAACTTCGGGTGCAATTTATTCCTTTGAAGCATCATCAAATGCAATAAAAGGTGATAGTTCCAATTTCTCTGCAGGTATTAATACCTCATTTAGTGGGATAACAACTAATCCAACTGGAACTAAGTTAATTGATTTGGGAGTTAACTTCTCAAATGGGTTATCCAATTCGGAGATAAATAAAGGATCAGGGGAGATTGTTTACTTAGACAATAGACCTTTGATCGCTCGTAATGAGAGACAAAAAGAAGACGTTAAAATCATCCTGGAATTCTAAAGAAAAATGCCACAAAAGACTAACTTAAATATAAGTCCTTATTATGATGATTTTGATAAGGCAGATAACTTTTATAAGGTACTGTTTAAACCTGGATTTCCAGTTCAAGCTAGAGAACTAACAAGTCTTCAGTCAATACTACAGAATCAGTTAGAATCTTTTGGAAGTCATATTTTCAAAGAAGGCTCTATGGTTATACCTGGAGCAGTTACCTATGACAGTACATATTTTTCAGTAAAAGTAAATCCAGATCATTTAGGAATTGATGTAACAATATATTTGGATGCGTTAATAAACAATAATAACGGAAAAGGTACTAAAGTTAGAGGAACAAATTCTCAAATAGTTGGTACTATTAAGAATTATATCTTACCACCAGATGAAGGTGTTGATGATATTACTCTTTTTGTAAAATATAACGAATCTGGATCAAATTCAACGAGTGAAATGTTCCCTAGTGAGGAGATTTTAACACTTGAAGAGAATATTACTTATGGAAACACCACCTTAAATGCTGGTGAAACAATATTAACTGTATTAACAGAAGAACCATGTAAGATTGGATCAGCATGTGGTATTGATCATGGTGTATATTTCATAAGGGGAACCTTTGTAGATGTTACTAAAGATGTTGTTGTATTAGAACCTTACTCTAATAAACCTTCATATAGAGTTGGTCTTGAGATATCTGAAACTGTAATTAATGCAAATGATGATTCTACCCTAAATGATAATGCTAAGGGATTCACTAACTATGCTGCACCAGGTGCAGATAGGTTTAAAATAAGTGTTAAATTAGCGAAAAAAGCACTTTTAGATTTTGAAGATACGAATTTTGTAGAATTGATTCGTGTTAGAGATGGTGAAATTAAGAAATTGCAAGATGTTTCAGTATATGCTGAAATTAAGAAGTATTTTGCTAAGAGAACATATGATGAATCTGGAAACTATGCAGTAAACCCATTTAGAGTTAATATTCAAAACTCTTTAAATGATGAAATTTCTTCAAATGGTTTATATGTAGAAGGACAGAAGACTGATCAAGGTAATGATCCTTCAGAAGACACCATGTGTGTTAAGTTGTCTCCAGGTAAGGCATATGTTAGAGGATTTGATGTAACCTTGCCAGGTACTACAGTTTTAGATATAGATAAGCCAAGAGATACTAAGACAATAAGCAAAGCATCCATTCCATTCAGAATGGGTAGTTTGGTAAAAATTAATAATGTAGAGGGAACTCCTTGGATTAATGTTGGTGGATCTACTGCCAATACTATTGCACTTCACAGTCAAAGAAAGGGTGCTTCTGCTAATCCAACTGCAGGTTCTGGTGTTAAAGTTGGTGAGGCTCGTGTTTATGCATTTGCACTCTCTGGTGCAGAATATAGTGGAAAGGATACATCATGGGATCTTCATCTATATGATATTCAAACATACACAGTTCTAGAGATTTCTAATCCAGGAACAATTACATCTACAGCTCCACTTTCTAGTCGTGTTAGAGGACTTAGTAGTGGTGCAATAGGATATGTTGCAAATCATAATCCAGCAGAGATTATTCTATCTCAAACAACTGGAACATTTATTCAAGGCGAAACGTTAATATTCAACGAAGAGACAAAAGCAACTAATTGCTCTGTACTTAAGGTTATTGCATATACAACCGATGATATTAAATCAGTATTCCAAGATTTCAACGGATTAACTGGTCTTACTAATACTGGTGATTTTAGTGCAGATACTGTTCTATACGATAAAGTATTACCTAATTTCTCATTAGTTGATCCATTAACCGTATCTGGTGCTGCTAATGGTAATAGTGGAACAGCACAATCACCTAGAAGAAGATTCTCAGGAAAAGTTGGTGTAAAGACAGATACTGTTGTAGGATATTCTACAGATTTTGGTCTTCAAACTTACAATAGAGTTACTTCCATAGCTGCAGATGGTTCAAGCATGGGATTAGCACCTATTACTAACATTTCTGATGTTAATAGTGGTGAAATTCTTGCTGGATTGACTACATCAAATATATTCAGAATTAAGTATCCAAAGGTTATTAATCTTGCTAATTCTGGTTTATACAGTAGATTACCTAAGAGAAATGTTTCTTCTGTTGATCTATCAAACTCAACTCTTCTCATTAATCGCCAAGTAGCAGAAAGAGAAACATCTGCAAACGGTACATTATCTTTTAGTACTAATGCAGCATTAGAAGGAACTACAGGTAGTGGTGCTTCATTTGTTTCTTCTGGTATAGGTAGTGCTTTCTTTGAAACATTTGATGAAGAAAGATATTCTATTCATTATGAAGATGGAACTACAGAACCTCTAACTGCGGATCAAGTTTCTATAACAAATAGTGGTAATGATATTGCATTTAGTGGACTATCTGCAAGCAGTAAGTGTGTTGTAAATGTAACCTTAAAGAAGGTTGGTTTAAAATCAAGATCAAAAGATTTCATTAGAAGTAATCAAGTTGAAGTAACAAGGCAAGTAGGTGTATCTACTAATAATGGTCTTGATTCAAGTAAATTTTATGGATTAAGAGTTGAAGATCAGGAGATATCACTAAATGTACCTGATGTTGTTAAGATTCATGCAATATATGAATCAAAGGATAGTAATGCACCTTCCCTTGATAAATTAACATTTGTTTCTGGTTTAGGATTAGATACAAACACTATTATTGGTGAGAAATTTATAGGTAAGAGTAGTAGAGCAATAGGTCAGATTGTTAATAGAGTATCTGGAACAGAAATTGAATATGTGTATTTAAATGATAATACTTTCTCTAAAGGAGAAACTATTACATTCTATGAATCTAATATTGAAACTAATCTACAAGGTATAACAAATGGTAACTATGTGAATAGAACTGGAAACTATACTTTAGATAAAGGTCATAAGAAACAATATAGCGATTACTCTAGAATTGTCAGAAAGAGAAATTCTTCTCCACCAACAAATAGATTATTGGTTATCTTTGATTACTATAAGACTCAAAGTGCAGAGAGTGCAGATTTATTTACTGCAAATTCTTATAATAAGGATAGATATACTCATGATGTTCCTCATATATCTTTAGATAGAGGAACTGATATCTTAGACTTTAGACCTAGAGTTAATCCATTTGATCCTTCATTTACAACTGATAAATCACCGTTTGATTTTGCTGCTAGAACATTTGAATCAAATGCCAAATATGTTGTTGCTCCAAATGAGAGTTCTATTGTTGGATATACTTATTACTTACCTAGAATAGACAAATTAGTTATTAATAAATTTGAAGAAGTAAAACTAATTAAGGGTGTTTCTGCAGATAAACCTGCACCACCTACGGAAATTGGTCCATCTATGGAAGTAGCACAGATAACACTTCCACCTTATCTTTATGATCCCGTAAAAGGACCAAAGATCAAGTTATATGATAATAGAAGATTTACCATGAGAGATATTGGTAAAATCGAAAAGAGAGTTGCTAACTTAGAAGTAATGACTTCTCTTACTGCTCTAGAATTGGATACTAAATCATTACAAGTTACTGATGCTGATGGATTAAACAGATTCAAGACTGGATTTATAGCAAATGACTTTAAAGATAGAAACTTTATCAATTTCAATAGAACTCAAGGATCTAGATGTGATGTTGATGTTGTTAACAAGGAATTAATTAGTGCTGTTGATTTCTGGTCATTAAAGGCAGATTTGGCATTTGATCCTGCAATAGATGCTAATATAGTAGATAGAAGTGCAAACTTAAAACTACTTGATGAGAATTGCCAAAAAACTGGAGATCTAATTACATTAAAATATGATGAAGTTGCTAGTGAAATTAAGAACCTTCAAGCAACTCAAGTTGAAAATATCAACCCATTCAACGTTATAGTATTTGCTGGTAGTGTTATTTTAGATCCACCATCAGATAACTGGACTAGAACAATCTATGTTGATGATTATAGAACAGAGTCTAGTGGAGCAACTTGGGCAGAGCAAGCAAATATTGTTTCTGATACAACTACAGTTGGTACTGATATTGATGTAACTCAAGTTGAAGTTGTACCAGAACCTACTGGAGGACCAGGTTGGTGGGAAGGTAATCATGTTGATACTACAACCACAACTACAACTACTACAACTCATACAGTAGAAACTTCATTTACTAATACAATTGAACCTCTTAGAGAGTTTGATTACGTTGAAAGTATTAAAATTAGTGGTGCAACAGATCCGTTTATGCGTTCTAGGAACGTTGCATTTAATGGAAATGGATTAAAACCATTTACTAAGCATTATCATTATCTTGATAGTGGAATCCCTGATGTTTTCCCTAAAGTAACTGAAATTGATATGATTTCTGGTACGTTTGCTGTATATGAAGATGCAATTATCTTTAAGAATGGCAAGCAGATAGGTAAAGTTAGGGTAATGGCTCCCGAACATAAGTATGGTGATGCAAGTGTAATTGCAGTTCCTATGGGAGAACCAAGTGGAATTAATGTATTGAATGGAAGTGTTGAAAAATATCAGGTTGATATTTTTGATAGAACACGACCTGCTCCATCTGATGCTTACTCATCAACATCGAAAATATTTAATGTTGATGTTGCTGCATTATCAAATGATGAAAATTACTTTGGATATGTGACAGAGGGATGTTCAATTGTTGGAGAATCTAGTGGTGCAACAGCAACAGTAACAAACTCCTCATTAATGTCAGATAATTGGGGTGATGTTCTAGGTGCATTCTTCTTTAGAAATGCAAATCAAACACCACAACCACCAGTATTATTCTATAGTGGAACTAAGACATTTAAGTTAACTGCTACTACTCCAGGAACAGTAACCCTACCAGGAAGTACTGCTCTTGCAAGTGATGCAACAGGAACCTATCATGCAACAGGAACGATCCTAACACAACAAACATCTACAGTTGGAGTTAGAAATCCACCCGAACCTGCACAGAAACCTAATGAAACTACAACTACTGTAAATGTTAATAGTACATCAGAGACTGTAAGAGTAGAAGCTCCTTATAGGGATCCTCTAGCACAATCTTTCAGAGTTGATGAAACTGGCATGTTCTTAACTTCTGTTGATGTTTACTTTGCAAGTAAGGATCCATCATCTAAAGTATTTGTTGAGATTAGAGATGTTGAGTTGGGAACTCCAACCAATTTCCTAGTACAGGATTATGCACAAGTTTCATTAAACCCAAATGATATTACAACATCTATTGATGCTTCTATAGCAACAAATATCAAATTCCCATCACCAGTATTCTTAGAAGGTGGTAAGGAATATGCAATAGTGTTCTTATCTCCAGCATCTGATCTATATGAGATGTGGGTTTCAACTATGGGTCAGAAGACTGTTAAGACAGCAAATCTACCTGATGTTGAAGCTGCTGTTTGCACCAAGCAATATATCGGTGGTAGTTTGTTCAAATCTCAAAATGGTACAATTTGGACTCCAAGTCAGTATCAAGATTTGACATTCCAGTTATATAAAGCAGAATTTGTTCAATCTGGTACAGTTACATTCTATAACAGTCCAGTTGAACCTGGTAATGAGAATACACAAGTATTACCAGATAACCCAATCAGAACTTTACCTAGAAAATTAAAAGTTAAAGTTACTGGTCTTGCTGCTGCAGATGCTCCTGTTGGTAGAAAAATCAGTACTGGTGCTCCTGCAGATGAAGAAGATGGAAGTATTACTGGTGTAATCGAAAATGTATTTGCTCCTATTGATACTGGTACACAACCAGAAATAGTTACTGGTGGTAGAGCATATCAATTTACTAACCAAACTGTTAGTGGTGATGACTTTGTTGCCAATACTATCCCAATTAAATCAATAAGTGGAGATGGTGCTGGTGCAACTGCATCTATTACTATAGATGGTACTACTGGAGCAGTTAAACTTATTGAGAATATAACTGCTGGTAGTAGATTTGCTCTTGGTGATGTTGTTACTATTGATAATAGTAGTTCTTTAGTTTCAAGAGGTGCTGGTGCTAAGTTTGCAATTAAAGCAATTAATACAACTCTAGATACAGTTCATCTAACAGATGTTCAAGGAGAAGTATTCAAGCAAGGTCAAAATATTATTCATTATAATACTTTAAATGATACTAGAACACAAGCAACAGGTGCAACTGTAAGTGCAGATTCTGAAGTTCTAAGTGATCTTAATACAGGTAATATTATTGAAGTTATACAGTACAATCATGGACATCATGGTGGAAATAATGCTGTTAAAATTGAAGGACTCGAACCCGATTCTATAGCAACTCAAACAACTGCTGATCTAACATTAGGTGGCACATTAGTATCAGTTGCTTCTACCTCACCATTCGTTCATTTTGCTGGTATTACAACAGATAGAGGTGATGCTCTAATAGAAAGTGAAGTTGTTTCTTATGTTGTTGGAACTGGTCAGTTAACACTTGATAATAGAGGAGTTGGCGAATCTGTTGCAATAGCACACAGCACAGGAGTTTCTATTCAACCATATCAGATAAATGGATTCCCATTAGTTGGTATTAATAGTACTATTAATGTTCCTGCTAATACTACACTAAGAACTGAGTCAAATATTGACAATTACTTCTTAGAAATTGATAGAGGAACAGGTCCTAGAGGTAATAATGTTGCTGATAATAAAGCACTAGTATGCTTTACTAGTGAAAAGGGTGTAGGTGGTAAGAGTGCTAAAGTATCTCAGAACCATCAATACAGTACTTTATCTCCACAGTTTAATGTGATTACTCCTGGTAAGGGAACCTTTGTTAATACAGCAGTTAGAACTGTTAGTGGAACTAGTGCTGGTGGAAATGAAGTATCCTTTATCGATCAAGGATTTGAACCAACTATATTAAATGAAACTACATTCTTCCCAACACCAAGATTGGTAGCATCCAAAACTAATGAATCACTTAGGTTACAAACTTTACCTAAGAGCAAATCATTAGCATTAAAGGTTGATTTCAAATCAACGGATAAGAATTTATCTCCAGTATTGGATTCAAAATATGCTACCTTTATTTTAGGTAGAAATAAGATTAATTCTCCAGTATTAGATTATGTTACTGACACAAGATCAAATTCCTTAGAAAATGATCCACATGGTTCAATATTTGTATCTAAGAGAGTTAATTTGAAGCAACCAGCAAGTTCATTAAAAGTATTTGTTGCTGCTAATGCTCAACCACAAGCAGACTTTAGAGTATTCTACAGACTATTCAGTGCTGATTCTAGTGAAGTTTCTCAAACATACAGAGCCTTCCCTGGTTATAAGAACTTGATTGATACTGATGGTGATGGTTTTGGTGATGATATTATTGATCTAGGATTGAATGATGGTAGTGCAGATGCTCAAGTGAAGAAGAATGGTCAAAATGATTTCTCAGAATATCAGTTTACCATAAATGATTTAGAGCAGTTTGATGGATTTGTAATTAAGATTGTGATGTCATCAACGAACGAATGCGTTCCAGTTAGATTAAAAGACTTTAGAGCAATTGCATTAGCGTAATGAGAACTTTTCAAGAATTCCTCCAATTATGTGAAGGTGGACTAGCAAGGCAACTAAGCAATGCTAGAGAAAAAGATACTGGTCACATCTCTGCTGATCGTGGTGATGATGAGGATGAAAATCGTAAAAAGAGAAGAAGACTTGAAGGTAAGTTAGAGAAAAAAGGTATCGGTTATCGTAAGACAACTGGTAGATATCAATATGATGATGGAGTTGAGGGTAAAGAAGTATCTTACTCTGTTACTAAACCAAAAGGGATGTCAAGACGTAAGTTTGGCAAAAC